AGCAGCAGCAAAGCAAGCCACGATCAATGAAGTGAAATCAAAGAATCATCTTTCAACAGGAACGTCACTTGATGTTCCTAACACAGAAGAAGATATTCCCGCTTCAATGCTTGAAAACTTCAAAGAACTGTTCCCGGAAAAATCCATGAAGGAATTGAAAGCTCTGTACAACAAGACAATCACAGAAAGGAAATAAATCATGGCAGTTACAATCAGACGTTCTAGTGAACTTGCAAACAACAGAGAATGGGACGAGTGGGCTACACTGCTCGACGCTTGCATTTTTGATTCAGACGCACAGAGAAACAAATATGACGATATCGTATCAGCAATCGCTATTGAGAAAGGCTCTAAGAGATGGGGCGAGAAGTCCATCACAATGGGCGGACTTGGCGACTTCCAGGCAAAGGCTGAAGGCGAGAACGCTAATCAGGACACATACGAACAGGGCTACGAGAAGTTCGTACAGCACGCAACATTCGCAAATGAAGTTGTTATCTCTAAAGAGCTTAAGGACGACAACATGATTGACGACGCAAAGCAGAAAGCAATCAATCTCGTTCAGGCTTACAAGAGAACCCGTGCTAGACTTGCTACACAGGCACTTGTAAACGCAGTTGGCGACACAGAGAGCATTTCGTTTAACGGTGCAACAATCGACGTTACAACAGGTGATGGAAAGGCACTCTTCAACGACGCACACACACTTAAGTCAATCGCCGGAGCTACACAGTCTAACTACTTCTCAGACGTACTCGGCAGCAACACAACAGTTCTCAACAAGGCTTCAAACAAAATGAGAAACTTCAGAGACGACAGAGGAAACGTTTTAGGATTCATTCCTGATACAATCATCCTTCCCGGTAATGATCCTGAGTACGAAGATTTCGTAAAGAGAGTTATCGGTTCTGACGGTGAGGTTGGAAGCGACCACAACGATATCAACACACAGAGAGGTAAGTGGAAACTCGTTGTTGACCCTGAGTGGACACCTACTATCTCTGCAACAAATCATCCTACAATCCTTCTTTCCTCAGAGGCAATGAAGGCTCTTCAGGGAACAAAGTTCTATGACAGAACAAAGCTTGATATCATGACAGACACAGACGTACACAGCAGAAACCTTACATACAACGGATTCGCTCGTATGTCTATCACATTCCCTAACTGGAGACACGTAATGTTCATCGGTTCTTCCGACGCAACAATGACACTCGACACAGCAACATCATATTAATAAGAAGGAATGGGGGCGGGAAACTGCCCCCTTCTTTTTAAGGAGAGATTATGTATATCGGTGAAAAATTTGAAAAAGACGGTAAGATACTCGAAGTAACAGCCGTTTTTGGAACAAATTACGCTTTTAAAGAAGTAAAAGAAACCAAAGTAGAGATTCCTGTTTTTGCAGACGAAGAGGAAAAGCCCGTAGTTAAGCGGGGAAGAAAGAAGAGTTCATAATGACTACTTGGAGAGATATTAAATTTACAACTTTACAGAAGATGTTTTCCATAACGGGATCATCAACATCTATTCCCAATGATTCCGCGACAATGGAATACATCAACGCTATGCCAGCGGCTTGTAATGAGGCATTAGAGCTTCTATCTACTGCGGGTAAGTTTATTATCAAAGAATTTACTTACATCAACTATCCCTTTGACAATATGCTCGGGAAAGACACATTCAAGACCGAAACGATAGTAAATGACACAAGAGTTTATGAAATGGACGGTGCTAAGAGTTATTACTTTAGGATAGCCGGAACGCCTGATTCTTGTAAGCTATACATCGGGGGTATTGAGAGTGTTGATTTCGAGGTTGATTCAGATGGATTCACAGCATACAAAGGAAACATCCCGTTCACGGGAGAAGAGGAAGACACTACTGTACAGCTTGTTATTGTGGCTTCTTCTCCTGTTAATGTCGCTAATGTATGCTTTTATAACTGTACATTTAATTCTGATGATAAAGTCCCTCAGTACGAGAAGTATATAAGGCTTAACTTGTCTGAGCTTCTAACTGATTTCTACCAGCTTGCGCCCGCTGAGTTATATTCACTTGGCACAACGGGCAATGATTACATCGTAGCTGATGAATACTTCCAAGAGGCAGACAAGACATTAGTAATTCCAAGAGATAAGCAAGGAACATTCATTATCCATTATAGGGCATATCCGCAGCAGATAACCTTGGAAACGCCCGATGATGAAGTATTAGCACTTGATCCTGAAGTAGCAGCAATCATTCCTTTGTATATGGCTTCACAACTTTTTAAAGACGACGACCTGTCAATAAGCACAGTTTATAGAAATGAATGGGAGGTCGCCCGTGAAGCACTGTCACAAGGGGCTATGGTACCTAAAAAAGAGAAATTTATTCCTTCTAGTGGATGGGCTTAAAAATGGCAATTAGTTTTAATATACCAAAAAGTCCGGCTAAACAAGTATATGAAGCTACATCATTCCTTGGAGCAGATTTTACTTCGGAAAGCTCAACGGTTGACGATACAAAGTCGCCTAACGTTGAAAACATGATTCGTTCCGTTCCGGGTAAAATCCGCAAGAGAATGGGCTATCAGAAATTGTTTGATTATGGAGCGCCTATTTATGGAGTGCACCATTTATCAACTACTGATGTATGGCTTGTCCATGCCGGAACAAAACTTTATAACTTAAGAGCGCCAAAAGGTAGCGACTGGAAAGATCACCTTGAAAACGAAGTGGTAGACGAAGAGCAGTCAAACATCGTTCTTTTGAACGGTGACGTTGAGGAAACAGTTGTCTATTCCAACATGGCACAGCATAGGTCTGTATCATTCCAGCTTAATCAAAAGTTAGTTATCCTTGACGGACACAAAGCCAAGATATATGACGGTGACACAGTAAGAACCATTGAAGAGATTGCTTATATCCCTACACTTACAATCTCAAAGAATTATAACGGTGGCGGCACGGACTACGAGCCTTTGAATCTATTACAGCCCGCATTTATTGAGCAGTTTCTTGTTAAGTCAGACCAAGGCACAGTAAAGTCATTCCAGCTTACGTTTGGAGGGCTTGACGCAACAACGGTCAAAGCATGGCTTCTTAATTCCTCCGGGCAGTGGATAGAGAAAAGAGAGGGAACAGACTTCTCAGTTAACAGAACAACGGGAGTGGTTACATTTACAAACGCCCCCGGTGCAAGTCCTATTACCGGTGAGGATAACGTCAAGATTCAGGCTTACAGAACCGTTTCGGGATATGCAGATAGAATAAACCATTGTACGATAGGCGCTATGTTTGGTGTTAATGGTGCAAATGATAGATTGTTTGTATCAGGAAACCCCGATCAAGGCGTTAAGAACGGACAGCTTTATTCTTATATAAACTGCGACTGGTTTTCACAGCAGTACGACCCTACATATTTTGCTGATGTATGGTACGCTAAGCTTGGAAATGACGCCTCGGCTATCATGGGATATTCCATCATCAATAACTACCTTGCAGCGCATAAGGACTTTAACGAGCTTACACAGTCAATTCTTATACGTGAAGGCGATTTGGTAGATGATGAACCCGTCTTCAAGGTTATAAATACCCTTCAGGGTGCCGGAGCTATTTCAAAGTATTGTTTTTCATATCTTGCCACTGAGCCTGTTTTCCTAACTCGTTTAGGAGTATTTGCAGTTACCGCACAGGATATCACGGGCGAGAAATACGCACAGGATAGAAGCTATTACTTGGAAGGTAAGCTCTTAAAAGAGCCACACCTTGAAAACGCCCATGCTTACACATGGAAGGATTACTATATATTATCAATAAACGACCATCTGTATGTTTTGGACGGATTACAGCCAATGCACACAGACAAGTCAAGACCCTATGCAACTAGGCAGTATGCTGGTTTTTACTTTACCAACATTCCGGCTAGTTGTTTTTTTGAGATAGATTCCGAATTGTACTTTGGAAGCGAAAACGGCGGTATTTATAAATGGAACACCGACGAGAAACTGCTTGCTTCCTACAATGACGACGGAGAACCAATCAGTGCGACTTGGGAGACAGCGGACATATCAGAGAAACTATTCTATAAGAAAAAGACTTATAGATATCTCGCGCTCAGGTGTATGCCTGAGATTTCATCTTCCGTTGAAGTATACGCACAGAAAAACGGTATATGGGAACTGCTTAAGGACGATACAGTGACGCTTAAGTATTTCTCTTATGAATATTTGAACTATTCAAAACTCACATACTCAACTAACAAAACGCAAAGAGTAACGGCAAATAAGATAAGGCTTAAGAAATTGGATCACGTTAGATTTAGATTTGCTAATTCTAAATTGAACGAGCCTTTAGGAATCAATGATTTTGCCGTTGAATACACTCAGAGCGGAAATGTTAAGTAAGGAGAAGATATGGCATTTAATAAAATCACAGACGAAATGAGAGCGGGGAAGGGTAATGTAGGACAGCCCGATACACCGGGCTTAACTACTCCCGAAATGCAAGCAGTCATGGACGAACTCGCAAACCTGTGCATTGATTTCGTAAACTCACATATTGACGAGCTTGGAGCTGAAACGGCTGCCGGAAACATCGGCGCTTCTGTTCCTGTTGGAGTGACAGCCAATCCGAATATTGGCTCTGTATTATCTGCGCTTTCAGTGCTGATAAAAGAGTGTACAGATGTAAAGCACAGTCATTCTAATAAGTCAACGCTTGACGCGATAACATCTACGACCAAGGAAGGATACGACGCGTTAGTTCAGTTGCTAAATGGTATTGAAAATGTTCAGCTTGCCATGACAGAATCAGACGCCGCGATTCCTACTTCAAATGCAGTCATTTCATATATAGACGATGTTGACATATCGCAGAAAGCGTTTGAGGCGACATACCCTATTGGAACAGTATTTCAGACAACGGCTTCCGTAGACCCCGCTACGCTTTTTGGATATGGAACATGGACACAGCTTGGAACGGTAGACCAATACGGCATAAGCCGCTACGAAAGAAGAGGATAAAGATATGTCAAAAATCATGATATCGGAGCTTACGGAAACAACGTCGGCTCCCGATTCAAGCTTTATCGCAATAGACAATGGAACAACTACAAATAAGATCACGGTAGCGAACTATAACTCCAATGCTAACGCGACAGCTAAGAGTTATGCAGAGGCAGCCCAAGGATATGCAAGCGACGCTTTGAGCGCCAAGAATGACGCAGTATCAGCAAAGACAGATACGCAAACCCTTGTCGGCAATGCTTCTGATTATGCAAATGCAGCAAGTACAAGCGCAAGCAGCGCGGCTGGTAGTGCTTCAGAGGCGAGCGGATATGTTGGAGCAGCGCAGACTTCCGCTTCAAATGCAGCAGCAAGCGCAAGAGCAGCAGCAAGCAGCGCAGCGGGTGTTGAAGACCAAGTAAAACTTGCAAAGTCGTGGGCTGTTGGAAATACGGGCGTTCGTTCCGGGGAAGCAACAAATAACGCTATGTACTGGGCTGGACAGGCAGCAGCCGCAGCCGGAGGCGGTGTTGTATCTTTCAACGGAAGAACAGGAACCGTATTACCTGATAGCGGTGATTATTCCGCTTCACAGATTACTCACGGCGAATCAGACGTAGCAACAGACCTTGAAGCACTTGCAACTAATAAGCTTGATACATACGCTTCAGACAGTACACAGTGGGACAGCGCCCCTACAGATAGCAGCACAAAGCCTGTTACATCGGGCGGGCTGTATGCGGAAATGGCAAAGAAGCAGCCCACATATGCGGGAGATTCTACCGCTTGGGATTCCACTCCCACAGTTTCAAGTAATAATCCTGTTACATCAGACGGAATCAAGACAGCGCTTGATAACAAAGAAAACAAGTTTACGATTCTTGACGAGACTTTGGCAGCGGGCAGCACTCAAGTAACCTTCACTAATGCAGCGATCACGGCGAACTGTGACGTTTGGATAAGAACAAATAAGCCGGGGCTTAACTGGATAGATATAAACGACAGCACAGCGGGAACCATAATAATCACTTACCCCGCACAGACAAGTCCAGTAGGCGTAAGACTAATAATAAGGGGGTGATTAAATGGCATATACAGATTCAGTGTTTGGCGGCGGGAATTACTCCACGACACCGCAAAAGACGGGCAGAAAGTATTTAGGCAAAGATACATATATTGTAGTTATAGATTTCGGAGCATTGCCAAACACTTCAGAAAAAACAAAAAGCACTGGCATAACAGGGATGGAGCAGCTTGTCGATCTTTGGGGGATATTTAAATCAGGTTCGGGTGCTAATACACAATTCGGACCGATTCCGATTGTTTCAAAGGACGCACTCGGAAACCAAGTCGGAACGTCCGTAAAAAATAACGGCGCAACCCTTTCAGTTATTACTGGAACAGATAGGACAAGCATGACAGCCGTTTTCTTTATTGAATATACCATGAGTTAACGAAAGAGAGGTTAAAAATATGCCTTATTTTGAAAGTGGGGGGGTACGAAGTGGAATCTCCTAGATAGCAAGACGGGAACGACCGCCATATTAACACCAAGTAATTTTGATGAATTATGCGTAATGGTAAAGGTGAATCAAAATGATAATTTAGTTCACCAATTCAATATTCCAAAAGCATATATTCCAGTTGATAACAGTAGTATTCAATTGCGAAATGGGTGGTATAGTAATTCAACCGCTTATGGTACGGCTTCAATTGGAATAAATAAAGCGGGATTATGGATAGCATTCGCAACCTATTTAGGAACAGAATATAAAGACAACAGCACCATAACAGTATATTACAGATAGAAAGGAGAACATAAACATGAAATTTTTTGTATTTGAAGCTATGTTCGTAAAAGGGGCGTGGGCAGTCGCGCACCGTGATTACGAAAACAAAGATTTAGCCATGATGAATTTTTATCAGGTAATGGCTTCGGCTTATGCAAATGCAGACGTAACCGCGGGCGTGTGCTTTGTATTAAATAGCTCAGGTGGCGTAGATATGAGTGCGCCTGTTGCAAAGACCATACCAGCACAGGAATAAAAGGAGAGAGTAGTTATGAAAAAGAACATAGTAACAGTAATAATTGGACTATTGGGATCAGCAGTCACAACATTATTCGGGGGATGGAGTGCGGGATTGACTACTTTAATTATTTTCATGGCGATTGATTATCTTTCAGGACTACTCGTAGCCGGAGTATTTAAGACCTCTAAGAAGAGCGAGACAGGAGCATTAAACAGCAACGTAGGATTTAAGGGACTGTGTAAAAAGGGCATGGTGCTTTTAATCGTACTGATTGCATATAGGCTTGATTTAATGATAGGCACAAACTATATAAGAGACGCAGTTGTAATTGGCTTCTGCGTGAATGAATTGTTATCTATCGTAGAGAATGCGGGACTTATGGGAATACCGCTTCCGCCTATACTTATAAAAGCTATTGATGTTCTTATGAATAAAGAGGATAAATAATATGGCAAGTGCAACAGAGATTGCAACCTTTATTGAAATGATCGCGCCACTTGCACAGAAGGCGTATAAGACTTTAGGAAAAGTCAAGCCTTCAGTGTGCATTGGCATGGCTTGTTTAGAATCGGCATACGGAACAAGCCGTATCATGCGAGAGCATAACGCTTACTTTGGACAGAAAGTAGGCACCGGCAAGACAGCCGTTAAATACTGGGGAATGAAGTTTTTTACCTCGGCAACGAAAGAAGAATATACAATCGGTCAACATACCACGATACGGGCAGCTTTTAGGGCTTATGATAGCGCTGAGCAGTCCGTTTTTAATTACTATGAATTGCTTAATACATCCTTGTATTCAAGAGTATTAGCAACCAGCGATTATAAAGAGCAAATGCAACAGATAAAGGCTTGCGGATATATGACAAGCTCGACAGAGGTTAATTCGGTTATAACGATAATCGAGAAATACAACCTCACAAAGTATGATGTATTTGAGAATCCTTATACATTGTCTGCGGATGTTCTTAAAAAGGGAGATAGGGGCGATTCGGTAAAGTGGTTACAGTTCCAGCTTAACTTAAATGGAGCTAACCTAGTGGTTGACGGTATATTCGGGGTAAAAACTGAAAGCGCGGTGATTTCCTATAAAGTGGCAAACAACCTTGCGGGAATAGCCGGAAAAGAAACCTTAGATAAAATTAAATAACTCCGCGAAGAATGGAGCGAAAATTGAACCTTGACGCATTATCAAGATCAGAGATTGAGAAGTTGATTGATGAATGGATATTGAACGAAAGGGACAGAAAGATATTAAAGCGGCGGCTTATAGACGGAATATGCTATGAGCCGCTTGCTGAAGAATTTGAGCTATCGGTAAGGCACGTAAAAAAGATAGTGTATAAAGCCGAAGAAAAGCTCACGAAAATTACACATAAATAGCACGAATAAAACACGCTTACATCATTTTGGATTATGTTTGGTGTTGAGATAATTGATTTAAAGGAGGACATAAAATGTACCCTTATAATCAACAGTTATCTCAACTTTTACTCCAACAAACAATGCCTAATAAGCAAGAGGTAATAAAGGTAAACGGAAGAGGCGGCGCAAATGCTTTTCAGTTGTCGCCCGATTCCAGCGCATTACTTCTTGATACGTCAGCACCTATTGTTTGGTTAGTGCAGACAGACGGAGCGGGATATAAGACTTTAACGCCTTATGATATCAGCCCGCATGAGGAAGAGGCGCAGACAGACGTTTTCAAATCGCTTGAAGAGCGAATCAAGAAGTTGGAGGAAATCGTAAATGCAAAATCCAATACTACAAATGCTAAACGGAAATCAGACGAGTAATATAATGGTGCAAGCTGTTGGAGCCATGATGAGGGGCGAATCGCCTCAGTCATTCCTTCAAAATCTTGCTAAAACAAATCCTATGTTGCAAGGGCTTGATTTAAACAATCCAAGTATGGCAGCAGAGCAGTTATACAAGGATAAAGGACAAGACATAAACGCAGCAAAGAACACGATCATGGATAAGGTGAGTTCGTTTATAAGGAAATAATCTTGCAAGGTTATATATAAATAGAGAAGGGAGACTATCAAAATGGCAGAAAGTTCATTTATGAGTTCTGATTGGCTCGGTGCTTTTCTTATAATTGCTATCCTTTTCGGTGGCGGCTTTGGTTTTGGCGGTGGACGCGGAGGAGCGGTTCCTATGCCTAACTTTGCTACTGTTCAGGACGTAAACGAAGCAGTGAACAATCAGGCAACACAGGAAGGGCTTAGAGATGTACTCTTAAGCTCAGCCAACAACAACTATGAGACAGCACGCCTCATAGACAATCAGACAATGTTCTTAAGCAATCAGAACAACACCAATGTTCTTACAGCGGTAAACGGATTTAACGCAGTTAATCAGAATATCGCGAGCGGCTTCGCTGATGTAAGACAGGGCATGGCAGCACTTGGCGCACAGCTTAATGAATGCTGCTGCTCGATCAAAACTCTTATGCTTGAGAACAGACTTCAGGATACACAGATTGCTCTTCAGAACGAGCAGAACAAAGCTGTTAATGCTGAGCAGAGCCAGTATCTATTGTCTGTAATGGGTAAATGGACACCATACGCCGCTTCTACAACTACTACTTAAGGTGGTGACGTATGATGGAAATTATCAAAAAGATATCACAGAAGATTGATTCTGAGCTTGAAGACGCACAGCGTTATATCAAATGCGCCTATAAGGTCGAGGACGAATACCCCCAACTTGCGGACACATATTACAGATTATCCTTGGCGGAAATGGAACACGTTACTATGCTGCATGATTGTGTGACAAACATAATCAATGAGTACAAGCGTGAACATGAAGTCCCGGAGGGAATGAAAGTATTATACGACTATCTGCATGAACGTCAGATTAAATGGGCGGCAAAGATAAAATCAAGACAGGAACAATTTAAGTGACACATAGGTAACTTTAAGGACGGTACTTCGGTATCGTCCTTTTTGTATATTTTTTAAAAAGGAGAGTAGAGACAATGGCAAGAGACTATGTAGCTGAAGCGCAAGCAGCGCGAAACGCTGGTATAGCGCAGTCTGTCAAAACAACAAAAGCAAAGAAGTTATACGAAGATCAGGTCAAAGCAGCGCACCAAGTAGCGTATGGACGTACTACATCAGGTAGCAGTTCTTCCAAGAGTGGAGGAAGTGGAACAACAACTAAAACCAGCACAGGGACATATGATCCCATACCCGAGGCGCCACAGGACGATTATTACATTGACTATGAAGCCCTTGAAAGAGAGCGCCTTGCACGTCTTCAGGCGGCAGCAGATGAAGCGTATAACCGCAACATGGCGCGTATTGCAGACGCTTACAACTCCGCTTCAGGAAACCTTAAGAGCAACTACAACAGCACTGTTGACCGTCTTAACGTAGCAAGAAACAGTTCACTTAATGACGTAAATACCGACGCCGAAAAGTCACTCAGAGAAGCATATATCAACAATATGCTAACCAAGAAGAACCTCAATCAGAGACTTTCCGCTATGGGCTATAACGGTGGCGCAACAGAAACCACAATGGGAAGCCTTGAAAACCAGTACGGAAGTTCAAGAGCTGGAATCAATGAGGTTTTGAACAAGAATATTGCAAACCTTAACCAGTCTTACGGCGATAATCTTGCGGGCGCATTACAGAGCTATAATTCCGCTATGACAAATCTTGATTTACAGAGAATGCAGCTTGAAAATGCGGCAGAGAACGCAAGAAACAATATGCAGGCTGAATATATGTCAAGCCCTAACGGAATGCTGACAATGGATCAGAACTATGTAAATGCACTTAAGAACGTAGTAGCAAGACAGAGCGCATACACCGGAACACCTACACAGGCAACAAACAACTATGTAGCCGGAAACGCTCAGCAAGCACAGACCGCGGCACAGGGCAATAACTATGCTAAGTATCTTGCACAGGCTCAGCTTGCAGCACAGAGCGGAACACCTACAAGCAAGATTCAGCAAGACTTGTACGGTGAAGTAAGCAGAGGCAATCTTGGAATTGATACTCTTTATGATATCCTTGGACAGCTTGGAATCGGATAAATAACAGGGCGGGCTTTACCGCCCTTTTTGGAGGCTATTAAATGGCTAAACAAAAGAAAGAAAAACAGATACCCGTAAAACAGCAGATGTACGAGCAGATTATAACTAAGCAGCTTTATGGCGACCGTCCTACAAGAGAAGAAGGAATCGCAAAGCTTCAGGCTGATTATGACACATGGAAGGCGAGACAAGACGGTATAGCAAAGCTTCAGGCTGATTATGACGCTTGGCAAAAGGCGCAGCAGCCTCAACAGCCCGTAGAAGCACCTCAGATTGAAAAGCCTGTTCAAAAGACCGTAAGGAACACGCCAGCCGTAGAAGTCAAAGCTCCTGAAGAGAAAAAGAAGTACCTCACCCACGCTGATGTTCTTCCCACTCTTACAAAGCGTTCGGCAGACGTTACACAGAATCCCGAAATGGCAAGACTTGGACAGGGCGGTGGTGTTGATTTGTTCAATCGCCCTAAAGTCGCTACATCGTTTGTTAAAAAGGCTGGATGGGATGATGTCGGAGAAGGACAGGCGACCGTATATAGCAGCACTTATTCTAACGCTAAAGGAAATAAGGCGGCTAACTTTACTCCCATTGTTGCTGATTCACAGGGTAACTATATCAAGACACTTTCACAGGAAGAGCTTGAAAAGTACGCCGAGGACGTTATTAACGGACGTAGAAAAGACGACCTTAAGTTGCAGATAGGAAAGACTAAGCAAGGCGAAAAAGCGATTGACGACGCTGTAAAAGACGCAGAGAGAATACATGAGCTTCAGGAAGACTACTACATCAATGCGCCTAAGCGCCAAAAGGAAGAGCTTAAGAAGAAAAACGAAGCGACTTCTATTAAAAAGATTGCAGCACAGCTTAATATCTCTGAGGCAGAAGTTAAGGCGCGTATGCAAGAGCCAAAGAACGAAGCCTTTGTTTCTCCCGATAGCGTGAACCTTGTTTCTAAAGAGGAAGCGCAGCACCAATCCGATGTTGAAAAGATGAATAAGTTCCTTGACCCTTCAAAGAAGCTTACAGATCAAGAGAAGAGAGAAGCCAAGGAAGTAGCGAGAAGAATCCTTGACATTAAAGGAAATCCGAATATCAGCGGGGAGTATGACAAGGAACGTACAGACGCCGTAAATCTCATGAATAAAACTAACGCCTTTACAAACTTTATGCAAGGCGTTATCAATCCTTATTATAGAATTGCAAAGCCCATTGATAAAAAGATTTCGGAAGCAGAATACAAAGCAAGAGAAGGTGTTGGCTCTGTTCTTGATAATATCGGCATTACCGAGAACGGCAAAGAGGAAGCATTAAGAGAGATTGCAGAAAGACGCACCGAGAGAGAAGAGAAGAACGCAAGCATGGAAAATGCGTATAAGAATGCGCAGATTCAGAATCCTTTAGGAGCAAAAGCGGGCAATCTTGCGGGTATGCTCAGCCAGTATTATTTGACAAATCCTATATTTGACGCCGCCGCTGGTGCACTTGGAATCACTGGAAGAGCGGGCAAGTTTTTGGTAAATCAGCTCGGACAGAATGCTCAGGACGTTGCGCTTGATACCCTACCTCACTATGCCGAGTATATGGAAGACGGTGTGCTTTCGGATGAAGAAAAAAAACAACTTAAAAAGGACGCTGGGTGGAATGCAATAGGAAACCTTATTCCGGGACTTGTCAGCGAAGGTGTTACGAGCGCAAAAGCAGCAAAGGTGGCAAAAGAAAACAAAGCCGCTAAAGCTGTACTAGAAAACGCAGTAGATAACGCAAAGATACCTGATATCTCGGATATGACTAAATGGAATAGCGGCTTTACGCCAAACGCTCAAAACGCACTCTATGATACATCAAGTGCAAGAAAAGCCATTGACAATGCTCTTAACGCAGAAGACGCAGCAAAGCAAGTTGATGTTCCAAAAGTTCCTGAGATTGAAGCGCCTAAAATCGAAGTTCCTGAGATTGAAGCACCGAAAGCACCTTCTCAGGCTTCACTTCCACAGGAAACATTCGATAAGATTGATTCATATTTTGAAGAGCTTGCAAGACCTATGAACGAGGTTCAAAACTCGGGACTTATGGAAACCGTCACAGACGAAAAAGCTCTTAAAGAGTGGGATAACCTTAATGCGGCGTATTCTGATTATCTAAATAAATCTATGTTTAGCGATAACGTAGAAGAGATCACAGCAGCTAAAAAGACCCTTGATAATACCCGTAAGAGATATGCAAGGGCTATGAAGGACATAGACCCTGAAGTATCTGAGGCATTTAATAGCGGTTCTTATGGATATAGAATTGGCAGACCTTTAAACGCACGTAATACAATGGTTCCTACTGAGGAACAGGCTGACGAGGCTTTTGAGCTTATCAGAGAGCTTGAAGAATCAAATAAGCCCGTATCACAAAGTATAGACAATGTACCACAAAATAAAGTCGTAGCTGAAAGCATAAGAGCTAACAACGCTCCTGAGAAATTCTCCATAGAAGGGGAATTGCCTAACAGCTCAACTGCGGATGATTTATGGGATGAATTGAGCGGTGGAACAAAACCCGAGACGCCTGTTAGAACGCCTGAAATGAACGAGCGCGGACAGAAATTATCTAAGCTACACTCTACTTTACAGAATACAGAAACCCTTACAGACGCGGAAAAGCAAGTTTACGCAGATAAAAACGGATTTTGGTATGATCCTGACAACGAAAGAAAACTTGCGGATAATTCCAAGAGAGAAATCGAGGATATCGGCGTAGACGCTATGTACGACCGCTATATGAGCGGTAACGCAGACAATAAAGCTTTAACAGCGCAAGATAACCACAATATGTTTACAACTTCCTTTGACTATAACAAGATGGCTCAGGAAGCTTTACAGAATGGAGATACCGAAGCAGCCAAGTTATACTCTTCAAAAGCTAGAAATATCATGCTGAAAGCAAGAGAGACAGGCACTTCATACGCTCAGTTTAATGCTGCAACTGCTTTTTACGCACGTACTCCACAAGGATATGTTGATAAAGCATATCAGAAGTTAGGCGACCAAATCAGCAACTTTAAGAGCAGTAAGCCTAAATTATCGGGTGACATTGATAACATGGCTAAAAGGCTTGCAGATGATTTAAAAGGCGTTGATGTTGACGGTATCATGGCTGGTTCAGATGAAGCCGCAAAAGATTCGTTAAGGCAGCGTGTTCTTGATAATATCGAGGATTATCTTAAGACCGCCAATAAGCAGACAAAGAAAACTTTTAGCAACCTTTCACCGGCAGAGCTTGATGATATCATAGCCGGAAAGTATCAAGAAGACCTTGCTAAAAACCTTGATATGTTTGCAATGGGTAGCTTTGGCGTTAAGCCCGAGACTGTTGATAAAGTCATGGAGATTTTCGCTGAAGCTGAAAAGTATAACATCAATTCAAAACAGTATTACGACCTTGAAAAACAGGCTTTTGATTTACTCGCAAATGATCTAAGTAGCGGCAAGAGCTTTGGAGAAAAATTTGATACGTGGCGTTATTTTGCCATGCTTGCAAACCCTCTAACCCATGTGAAGAATATGGGTGGAAACCTTAATAATAAGCTACTTGTCGGAACAAAAAACAGCCTTGCAGCACTGATTGAAGCTGGCGCTGATAAAGTGGCAAAAGCAAACGGCGGAATTGAAGGCGGAAGAACAAAAGCACTTTTAAATGTATTTAATGCTAATGATAAAGCATTGATGGAAGGTGCCGGAAAGCACTTTGACGACTACGCATACAGAGAATTT